AATGTGTGGGTGTGCTCTGCAGATAACTTTTTCTGCGAGTCCCTCATGCATGATCCCTTCCTTTTCCCCGAGAAGTTTGTAGTCAATACCAACTACCCACCCGCTCTCGCCACACCTGCAGAGATGCAAGGAGACGAGCCCGAATTTTCTCCTCAGGGAGGAACCGAACCTGTCAATTCAAATTTTTCAGTTCAACCATGTCAGATGACCAATCAAGCGGTCGGAGATGTACGAGACCCCTGCCGAAGGGCGGGTTATCAAGGCATCTGGTCTGTTCGTTGGTTGGACACTGGAGATGGATATGACACCTTCACTGTCCAAATTATAGTTAATCCTATGTACACCATGCAGGCTCAACTCATTAATATTCCTGAAGGCTTCGGCATCGGCCCAGCTTCCTTAAATCCTCAACAGGATGGTTTGGCGATGGCCTGCCAGTCCTATGTTTTCTGGTCTGGAGGAATCGATTACTCTTTTGTTCCGATTTCTCGAGACGCCGTTAATTTAAAAGCTACTTTCTATCCCCTTTTACAGGACGATATAGATCGTCAACCTCTTATTGAAACAAACTTAGGCTCTTATGGTTCATTAGCTTCTCATATGACTTGCACTGGTCAACAACAGGCCTTGCAGGTTACTTGTCCATTTACTTCTAATTACTCTCAGTGTGCCATCCAATCAGTTCGTACATACTCGGAAGAAGTGTTCTCCACTGGAGTTCTTATTTTGACCGGGCTTCGTGCTCATGTGGAGAGCGAGACTCCTCAGCTGTATCATTTCGAAACATACCGAACTGCAGCCGACGATTTTCGTTTCTCTTGGTTGGTTGCTCCGGGAACGGAGCGGTCTCTCGTTTCCATCCCCTAAGAACTAGGGTTAATGATTTCGCGCACTTTAGGAAGGGCGTTTTCACAAGTGACGACTGTGATGTAAACATATTAGTCACCCTGTTTGTAGCGTACAATCACTTCATCTCTTACTCAATCACATGAAAATAAGGATGTCGGTATAGACTCTTGTCTAAGGCCCGCGGTGTACCTATTAGTAGTAATTCCCCAGGAGCAACTGGGCGCGGCAGAAATGTCGTGGAAGCACGCAAGCTGAGTTTACTTTGAGCGCTATGCGACCATTTTAATCCTATCCTATAGACCCGCGAGGGTACGGTGTGGAGGACCTGGAACCGTAGTTGTATCTAATGTGGGAACCAGAAGGAGATAACCAAGAGCACTAACTAGCTGCCCTGATACTAGTGTGTGCGCGTTTTTGATTGCGGTGTGCGGCGTGATGGCTCAGTCTGACTGGGTCGCATTTAGCCTTAACACGGGATTAAGTATTACTCTAGCGATATACGGCGAAAAGTTTACTAGGCCCCTTTTACTAAACATGTCTTGCTCAAAACTGATGGTGGCTAAGAACACTGACGCTGGGAAAGACCAGACCCCCTCTATCAGATACCGACCGGTGCGAAAACCGAAGGTTCTGACCAACATCCAGTACCTGCAGAAACAGCAGAACAAGCTTGAGAGAGAAATCTCAAAGGCGAAGACTGCTCAAAAGGCTCTGGCTCGGAAAGACTCCCGAAAGGTGAGAGATTCCGAGTTCGACCAGTTTCTGGGTGCAGAGGCCGAACAACAAGGCCTATTCGATACCATCACAGCTCCCTACCACCTGGGGGCTAAGGCAGTAGATTCTATCCACAGGATCTCCGTCTCTGCCGAACGCATGGCCACGCTCTCCGAGGAGACCGTTGCTGGCGTGTCTGGCTTTTTCGAAGTAAACAGGACCAAACTTATGACACAAGTTGGCCTGGCCATAGCCTCCATAGGCTTGGTCCCGAAAGTGTCCACGGTAGTCCTCGAGATCCTTAAGATCCTTGTGAACTATACAACCGTGCTCGACAACATCACCGAATTCTTGGCTCAAATCTGGACCACGATTAAGATCATGATTGGATGGGCTCTTGGGACGAACAGACCCGAAGGTTCATTTGCAGCTGTGTCGGCTGACATGGAAGGCGATGATCCCGCACTAGATACAACATCTCAGTTCTGGAACACCGCTGGATTGGCAGCCGGAGTAGGCACCCTGATAGGTGCCTCTCTTCTCACTGGAGTTACATCCAATGTCAAAGATCTGGCTTTCAGCGCATACAAACGCGCCGCGGCTAAAATCGCCCAAAAGAAAGCTGAGTCAGCCCTGGAATCCTTTATGGAGACTTGCGTTCAATACATCAAGAGCGCTTTTATCCAGGTTTTCCCCGAAGGCACTTTCATCGCC